GTCATATGTTATTTCCTATATGTTGCTTCGTTCTTCATCAAGATGTGCTTCAAGTACAAGATAAAGTTCTTCTGCTGTATTTTCTATTAAGTCATTTGTAAAACCTTGAGCAACAGCTTCTCTCTTAAAAAATTTTACAATTTTATCTGGGTGTATATAGTTTCCATCCATTGTAGTAAATATCCCAGATTTATAATCATCAATTATCTTTTCAGATAAGTCTCCAATGTATTCAACTTCTTCATATTGACAACGGAATTCATTGTCCATAGATAGTCTTGCTTCTTCTTTTTGCATGTGTTCTCCTTATTGTTATTGTTTGACATAACTTTTCCAGTAATGTCCTTTTACTATTAGTAATAAAGATTGTGTTTGTCTATGCCTATTTAGTATACCCTGTGCTATTAATTTTCTTATAGCACGACTTACTATTGCAGTAGTTAAACCTAGTCTTTCCTTTACTAATTTTATTAGTACTCTTGGCTTTATGCCTTTAACTCTTTTTGATTTATCATTATCATTTTCTGTTATAAGTTTTACAATATCATTAAAAACTAAATCAAAGTTGTTCTGTCTTTTATCTTTAAAATGCAAAATACAAAATGCTTTAAACCAAGCATTCCATTCATCTTTGTCTTTCCAATTAGGAGCATTTTCATGCCCTGTGTATTTAATGTTGTTCATATGATATTGTTTTATTATTTCTATCCCAACATGCTCTACAATCTCTACACTCTCCATCTTGTTTTAATGCAGGACATGCTCTATATTCTGTTTTGATTGTATGAACTGCACTTGTCCACTTCCAAAATGTTGGTGGCTCTCCGTCTATTTTAATTGCTGATGCTCTAATAATTAAATTATCTGGTAAGTCATCTTCTTTAATTTGAGATAATACTCCATACTCCCTTGTTGGTAGCCAATGGTTTATATCTGGTGTGTTTTTGCATACTTGAATAATCTTTTGTAAATGTTCTAGTGATTGTAAATCTCCAGAATCAAACCACCTAAAGTATTTCTTTTTATCTGGTAGTCTTTGATATCTTAATTTGATTAGCATAGTCATAGCATCAACCCAGTATGGCTCGTTCATAGCCTGTAATCTTTTTTCATGTGCTACTTTTACACTATGCATTACATAAAATCCTTTAAGTGCATAGCAACCATGACATACTGTACCCTTTACCTTTGCCAACTTACTACCAACATTACATTTTTTAGCCGATATTCCAAAAGAATATGCAGGCATTTTACTTGTATTGGATAGAGTTCCTATCTGTTCTTGTAATGTTTTAACTGTTTGTTTAATCATAAACTTCTTGAATCAAATTCAATCTTACAATTTTTGCAATAAAAGAATGCATTACCGTCATTGTAAAATATATCTCTTTTACTTATCTCTGATACATCACACACATTGTCTTGCAGTTCTTCATTAATACCTACTGCCTTTTCTCCTGTAAGTAATGCTTTCCATACTCCATTTTCATTTTGTTCATAAGTTATATTAACCCATGAATTTCCATCAACATCTGGTAAATAAGTTATGTTAGTTGATTGGCACTCTATACATTCTAATTTTGACATTTAATTACTCCTTTATTTTTATTATTAATTCATTTAAACAATTGTCACAAACTGCAGTGTGTTTTCCAAATATTTTTTTATGTTGTTTATTTGTAATATCTAAAAAATCACAATCCCAATTAAGATTAGTCCAAATATCTATATTGCCACATTTATTACAAATGTTTAATTCATCATTTATTAATTTAATGTCAAAAGATTTTGGAAAGTCATCTATATTTTTGCCAATATATTCTTTTATTTTCATTTTCTACCTATATTTTTTAATTTTTTCCTTTGTTTGTTGAACCTACTATATTAGCACATAAAGAATGGTGTGTCAACTTTAGTGTATCTTGCAAATATTTTTTTCTCACCAACATAATAGTTTCGGTAAGACATAATATAACTTTCTGTCTTGTATTTATCTGGCATACATAATGGTGGTATTAAAAAACTTTGGTATTCAAATTTATCTTTTACATTACTATGTAGTGAAATCAATTTAGTTAGTATTCTACCTGTGCTGTGTATTTTATTATTATATCTGTGCCTATATTCATTTAACAAAAAACCAAGTAAATCTAATGACCACATATAGTTAGCTAATGAATTGCCTACCCATATAGTCATAGGGTGTTTTTGATATGCAGGTTTGTATAAATCATCATGAATACCACAATGTCTTTGATATGCAGTTGATAACATTTGACCAGTTTCCAATATCATTTTAACTACATGCTTGTCACAATGATATCTTGCACAGGTTTCTGGATTTCTGTGTAAATGAAATATGTTCATATACCTTTAAATAAGTTTTGTACAAATACTAATATGTTTTGGTCTTGTAATTTATTTGTATCGTATGCTGTTTTAAACATAACATATAATTTATTTAAATGCAAATGATTTAGGTTTGCCCTATCACACCACTCTTCGTAGTCTTTTGACTTTAAAAAGTTTTGTGCTTCTTCCTTAATCTCTACTTGTCTACGGAAATTATCTGGAGAAGTTTCTCCTACCGAATCAAGCCATGCCCTTATTAATACTTGCCTAGCTAATTCATTTTCTTCTGTAAGTTTTACTTCGTAGTATAAATCTCTCATTATTTATTATCCTTTTGTTTTTATTATTATATTTATTTTTAAACTAAATTGACTTAAGCAAAAAAATATGATATACTATCGTGTCTTTCTAGGGGGGGTTATAATATACATATAGTATAATTTCCCCCTAGTAATATTGTCAGATAGTTTAATTACTTTCTGCACATTTAACATAAAGACTACCAGTTGGTAAATCTTCATTTGTTTCTTTTAACTTTAATAAGTTATTATACGCCTCATCATACCACTCCCCTTCAATAGATATGTTATCGTAATCTGTGACATATAAATATTTAGTTTTATTTTCCATGTTATCTCCTATATTAGTTTGTCTCCTGTTGATAACCAATAATATACTCTTGATTTAAAGGCTATAAACTCGGTTGCTTGTTTTAAATACACATCATTAAAGACTGAGTCTCTAGACTTTACTCGAGTATTATCTTTAAGAGATATATCTATCCACTTATCGTATCTGTGATTGTCAATCTTAATACTATGTATGTCATTAAGATTAAACTTCACATATTCTTCATGTTTAACTATTGCCATTGTCTATTCTCCTGTATTGCTTTCTCGTACACTTGGATTAACTATAACTGCATCAACCCACCAGTATTTACTTTTTTTAATGGCAACAAAGTTTCTTTGGTTTCTACGCCAAAGTTCTAGCATATTATTTGTATGCAATAATATACCAGAATACTCAACATGGTATCCATTTTCCACTCTTTCAACATTAAGAGTAAATTTATCTCTTGCAGTACCTTGTTCTTGATACCAATATCTTATTTCATCAATAGAAAATTCAACATGCTTTGGCATATCTTTTTCTTCTACATGAATAGTATTTGACCAAGTGTCATCTATTCCTACTTTTCTTTTATACATTCTCATATGTTTTCCTATATGTTGTTTGGTTAAATAAAAAAAGGCGTACCTAAATTAATAGATACGCCTTTAGTATATCACAATACGTGATAGTTGTCAATTAATTTACTGATACTCTTGCTGATGAGCCACCCATTACAACTGCTAGTTTAGCTTTAGCTGTTGCATTATTAACAGCACTTCTAACTTTAGCGTCATTTTGAATTAATGATACTGCGTCATCAGATAAACAAACTAAAGATGTGCCAGTGCCACCAATTAAATGTAATGGTGCATCAGTCCAAACTTTTTTAATTTGTTCTTGAGTTTTAGCAAATTTAATCAATGAAGTATATGCTTCAAGTCTTTTCTTTTGTGCTTCTTTTCTTAACTGTAATGCAAGTGAAGCCTTATCAAAAAGAACTTTGATTTCCATTATACTATCAAGTGTTTTTTTATTAACAGCTATTCTTTGACCATAGCAACCACGATTTGGTCTTACAAAAGACCACTCATTTGTGCCATCTTTTTCAAGCCATTCGCCATGTAGTTTTTCTACCTTTTGTCTATGTTCAGTATATGTAGAATAGGTATATCTTTTAATACCATATTCACTAGGTGTATTATATTTACCCCTATAATCTACATCTACATTAGCTGATAATAATGTATCGTATTCAAGTACCTCAAAAATCTTTTGACTTGGTTGAGTTTTGTACTCAAATTCAATACCATTATCTGATGAAGTATCTTTAAACCAGATACATTTGTCGTTATGAGTACAGTCGTACTTTTTAAGGACATTCATATCTTTCGTTGGATACTTTTCTTCAACGATATCACTAACAAGTTTATGTATGTTAGTTCTAGTTTTGTAATAGTTTTCCCTTGCTACTCTATAATTATAATCAAAGTCTATTACTTCATTTGTTTTTTTTCTATGATTATATTTAGTAGAGACAGCTGGTGTACTCATTACAGCTTTGACTGCTTCTTGCAACAGAATTTCTTTATCTGCTTTCAACAAGCGAGTTTGCTTTTCCATATGTTCTCCTATGTTTATTATTTATTTATCCTTAATTGCTATAAACAAAAAAGGCACTACCTAATTAAAGATAGTGCCCCCATTATATCAAGTGATACTTGGTATGTCAAATGACAATCAGTCTAATAATGTATAGTATTCATCAGTAAAGTTTTTCTGAAACCAATCTAAACCTTGTCTTACTGTGACAAAATCATTTATCAACTCAGCCCCTTTGATTACATCATAAACTGCAACTGCAAACCAAGGAAGTTTTGCAACTTCTCCACTATATGGATTTGCTACATTTATTAACTTTTCTTTTGGGTCTAAAGTTAAATCTATTTCAAAAGGAAGTTTATATTTTTTTTGATTATACATAACTGTATGTGGCATATTATTTTTCCTCCATTTCGTAGTTTTCTTTCATTAGTCTTTTTAGATTACTGAATTTTACTTTATGAACAGCAGTAATTCTAACGCTTTCATCAGCTAGTAAGTCATTGATTTTAAATAACTTTCTACCTATTGCAATCCACTTCATAGTTTTATAATTAATATTGCGATAAGATTTTTTATTTAAATCAAATGCACAAAGATATTGTTCTGGGTTTGTAGTTTGTCCCTTACCTTTTAACTTTGTGTATGTACCTTCTGTTGTTTTAAATTTTGACCTAGCTACTTTATCAAATTTACCAACACGATACTCACCATTTTTCTTTATGAATCCGACTCTAAATTTTTTAGATTTAGTTTCGTGAATCATATCATTTATAAATGTAGGAAAGTTTCCCACAATTACAGCTTGTTCCATTGTGTTCTCCTGTGTTATTGTTTAACCTTTTATGTGAGTAAGGATACAGGTCAATCCCAGTTTGCCCTTACTCACTTTTATTTTATGCAAGGTTTCCATGACAGAGGATTTTCTTTTCCGAAGTTTGTACTTCACTTCAACCAACACTCTTAAAATAAAAAAGGCGTACTCAAATTAATGAATACGCCTCCATTATACTTTAATATTATAGTAGTGTCAAACTAGAATTTAGATAGTTTGCTTTCTAGTTCTTCAATTTGTTTTTTTATTTTTGAATATTTAATATTGTTTATTGTATCAAATGTTATTTGTACACATATAACACCTAATAAATAAACTAATAATAAAGACACAATAATTGCTAGTGTCCACAGTGTTCCTATATCTTGTTCCATAGTTTTCCATTTAGTTTATTACTCATCTAATTCCTGTTGCTCATAAATATTACTAGGAATTTGAATAGCAATAGTATTTCTTTCCCAAGCATTAACATCATTGTCCCAATAGTAAAGACAGTCTTTTGCTTTACGCATATGGTAATGAAGTTCTGGCGTAGGTTTGTCGTTAGCTTCTAATTCAAGCAACGCTTGTAATAGTTCTTTACGACAAGAACTTTTCCATTTTGCAAATGGTTTATTGTTATTATCAAACAACATTTTAATACTCCTTTTTATTTGAGTTGATAAAATATAACAAATTAAATTGATTATGTCAAATGGGAGTCCCCCTGTGTGCCTTTACTCACACAAGGGGAATATTGTTTTATGCTGTGGGTTGTGAAAAGATTTTACTAAACATACTTTCATCAAGTATATTTTCTTCTGGTACTTTAACACATTCTGGGCAGTTTCTTGTATATTCTGCAGTCTCTCCCTCAAAAGATACTTTAACTGTAATGTAATCATTACCTTTACAAGTCTTACATATTTGCTGTGTCATAAGATTTACCTTTCTGTTAGTTATAAGTTAATAATATAATATTAATTATGTAATGTCAAATTACCAACTGCAATCATAATAAATACTCCTATTATTTTTTAACTGTTCTCTAGCCCACTCAATAAATTTTTCGTCTTGGGCTTTGTACTCTTTTACTTGTTCTTCTTGAAACTGTTGCCCCCAAAAAAAACCATCAGGTGCAAAGTATTCATAGTAATTACTTTTAATGGCTTCTTCTAGTTTTATAATTACATCTTCTGTAATTTTAACACCACCTTGCCCACCATTAAAACCTAAATGTTGCATTTCACCAAAAAAATTGTGTCTCTTTTCTGGTGAATCATTTCCGTGTTCTTTGTTTTGTTCATCAAACATACTAGCCATAAATTGCTGTAGTCTAGCGTGTTTTCTCCAGTAGAATTCTTCGTGTACATTACCTTCGCTGTCACGAAAACCAGCGTATTGGTCTAGTCCCATTTCAGTTCTCCTAGTTCTTTTTGTTTAGCTTTACGCAGTTCAGCGTAATACTCTTTAAAGTGATTCACTCTTTTGTTATCTAAAAAGCAAATCAATTCTTGAATAATATCTGTCCTTTGTAAATTACTAAACACAGAAAAATTATCCGAGAATTTTACACCCATTACTTCCCCAAAATCTTTATCAACATTAAATGTAATTGAATAAGAATCAATAGGAAGTTGTACTACATTATTTACTAACTTTAGTTTAGTCATTAGTTTTCCTTTTGTTTATGTGGCAATTATACAACAGAAATTTATTATCGTCAAATAAAAAAGCCCCCACAAACTTAATTGCAGGGGCTTTGTTTATGTTTTCAGGCAAATGTACCTATAATTAAACCAAGTAAAAGCCAGAAAACTATTGTTCCAAAAACAGTAGACATTGTCTTTTCTCCTTTAGTTAGTTTATTGAATTATAGTATAGCCGTTGTCGTGCTATGTCAAATGAATTATTTATATTGAAAAAATTTGTAGTTGTTCTGTTCTGTCTTGGTATTGGGGAATTGTTTTAAATATTTTTGAATAGTTATGTCTTTGTCTTTCTTGCTGTTTAATACATACCAATAGCTATTATTGTTTTTATCAATTCCTACTGTGTACTTTAGTAATTCAGTATTAAATAAATTTAATTGTTTCATAATAAATAAAATAAAGTTGTATAATTAAATAATTAAAAACAAATAAACCTAAAATAATTAAAAAATATTTTACAAATTCTTTAATCATTTTTTTTTATTTTTGTTATACTGAATTGATTTATATAATTTATTACTTAATTTAATTTTATTATCTAAATTATTAATCAAAATTATATTTAAAATAATTACAGCAATTATTATTAAAACTAATGTTGTCATATTTTTATTTTTTTTTGTTTATATTGCTTTTATTATATATGCAAAAATTGCATAGGTCAAAGGGTTAGCTATGCAAAAATGGTATAGCTTATAGGTTGTAATCGTATAGGTTGTATCTGTACTAGCTTTGTTCTATTTCTTAACAGGTGTTAAGATACATATATTAATATGAGCCATGCAAAACTTGCATAGCTGGTATTCCAAAACAGCATTAGACTTAAAAAAGTAGCTGTGCTATTATGCAATTAATACAAACAATAAACAAAGGAAAGCACATGACTAAAGAAAAAAAAATAGATTCTAATGAAAGCAAAAATTTCATGGAATCTTTAAAAGCTAATGAAAGTTTAAAGACTGTACTTTCAACAGCTTTAAAAAATACTCAATCATTAATGAGTGTTTTGTTGCCTAAAATAAGTTTAGCAATTAAGGATTTAATTGTTGAATTTAATACAAAAAACAAAGGCAATACAAAAACAAGTGATAGTGATTTAATACAAGTAAGAGCATTAAGAGAGCATGCTTTTAACTTGGTAAATTACAATAGAAAGCAACAATTAAACACAGCTTTTGAAATGGTTGTCACTAGAGCGATAAGACTAGCTTTAATGGCAACTGACTACTCAAGTGAGTTTAATGTTGATACAAAAACAAATTCTGTTTTTGTAATGAGTAAAATTGCAACCCCTTACATTGTTGAAAAACTTGAAGGGCAAAAATCTGCAACTAAAAAAAGACCAAATACATCAACAGAATTAGTCGAGATTAATACTGGTATAATTGATAAAATATATCGTGTTAAATATCCGACTAAAGTTTTGAGAAGAGCAAAAACTAAAGATGAGAGCCCAGAATATACTTTAAAAGACATGGCTCTAGCATTTAGTAAAAACTTTAAACTAGCTGTAAGTTATGCAACAAATCGTAAAGTAGATTTTTTTGATTTGATTGATGATGATACAATTAAAGTTATAACTGACATGAAAAAATTACTTGATACTAGCTTAAATCAAGTAAGCAATTTCAATAACCAATTCCAAGTAGATATTGATGGAGATGGAATTGAAAAAAGAGAGACACTAAAAACAGCTATCAATCAATAATAAAGAAATAATAATCAAAGCCCCCTGACTAACAATCAGGGGGTTTTTTTTTGCTCTAAAAATATCCCAGCATATAACTAAAGTAATACTCAAATAACATCTGGGTACTTTCCAACTAATGCTATAGGTACAAAATTCAACACCCCCCCAATATCCCCCCAATGTAAATTTGATTTTACACTAAAGAGAAATTGCAATTATTCCTAAAGGAATATTCTAGGAATTTATTTTGATTTAATTTCTAATATTTATTTAATTATATTTTAAGAAATACGCAGGGGGTACGCAGGGGACATAGGGGGGGTAGTGGTACACATATATGCACTCACCAGAAAATCTCAGAAAACCCTGTTAAGTACCTTGGGGCTATATCTTAGGGTATTTATTCTGAATATTCCAGGCTAGATTTTAAGGAATACCCTAAGGTATACCTATATGGAAATACTGCTTTACCTGATATATAGATATATATACCCCCTGGGTATACATATGTAATATTATACACCTCCCCATTCACTTTGTCAATACATTCCTAAAATATATTTTTAATATGTACTTGACAATCTAGCCACAGAGTGTATAATATATAAACATGGGTCTATCAAAGGGATCACACACAATAAGCTAACTAAACTATAGCCGAGGATTGTCACTGATACACCCACAACATTTTGGCTGTAGCCATTTTAAATAATTATGGTAAAAAATTACAAAGAAACAGATATATTAGAAAATGATCAGGATAAGTTCAATGAGCCTGGTTATAAAAAATTAAGCAATCCATTTAAATCATTTCAAAAAAAAAATGAAGAAATTGCTAAAGATATTGCTATGTCAAAAGATTCTGAAAACATAGAGCCACAAGATAAGTTTAATGAACCTGGCTATAAAAAATTAGCTAGACTATTTAGTAAAGATAATTCTGCTATGGAAAAAGAAACTCCAAATCCACTAGGTAGAAGAAAGTCATCTGGTATGACATCATCAGTAGAAGCAAAAGAAGACATTGAACCTAAAATATCTGGTAAATTAGATACACCAATATTAAAAGATTTTAAAACTGCATTTAAAGAAGCTAGAAAAGAAGGATTAGAAAATTTCATGTACGGTGGTAAAAAGTTTTCTACAGCAACTGCTGAAGATGTAAAAGCAGCAGGTTATGATAATCTTAAAGATTATTTAAATTCTAGATTTAAGAAAAAAGTGCAGAATGAAACACCGACAGATTTATCATAAAATAGATAAACTTCCATTTAATGAATTAATGGAAATTGTAAATGCTAGACATGGATTCTACTATAATAAAAACTCCAGAGAAAAACTTAACAGATATGCAGGAGAAATTCCTAGAAGCATTATTTGGAGAAGCAAAAGGGAATCCAAAGCACGCAGCAGAAATCGCTGGTTACTCAGGAACCAGTTATCCAAAAGTAATTAGAAATTTAAAAAAAGAAATTATAGAATTGGCAGAAAACTACCTAGCCTTCCACTCTGCCAAGGCTGCTTCACGCATGGTCGATCTCTTAGACGAGGATGGCACTACACCACAAGCCAGTATTAGACTAGAAGCAGCCAAACAAATTTTAGATAGAATAGGCGTATCAAAAAAAGATCAACTAGATATTAATATGAAATCTGTATCTGGTATTTTTGTACTTCCAGCAAAAGATGGAACCATTAAAGATTAGACGTAAAAGTAAAACAATTCCATTTGGATTTAAATTAAGTTCAGATCCAGCATATTTGGAACCTATTCAAGTAGAATTAGACGCTTTAAACGAAGCTAAAAAATATATTAAAAATTGTTCTTACAGAGAAGTAGCACAATGGCTTACAAAAAAAACTGGTAGATATATATCGCATGTCGGACTTAGAGAAAGACTCAATAGAAATAGCACCACCGAAGCCAAAGAAGCAACTAACGAAAAAACAGAAAGCTAAAACTTCTGCAAAAGAAGCATTAGATAGAACAAGAGAAAAAGTTGCAAAGTTAGAACAAAGTTTACGTTCTGCAAAAGAAGCCCATCAAAATGTTAAAGAAAAATTATTAACAGTTAATAAAGCATTAGAGGGTACAGAGACTAAATTATTAACTGAAGATTTAATTAATGATGTTCCAAAAAATATACAGGAACATATAAAAGATCAAGAAGTAATCTTTAAACCTAATGATGGTCCACAAAGAAATTTCTTAGCTGCATCTGAAAGAGAAGTTTTTTATGGTGGAGCAAGAGGTGGTGGTAAATCATATGCAATGTTAGTAGATCCTCTACGCTATTGTCATAAAAATCATCACCGTGCATTACTTCTTAGACGAACAATGCCAGAGTTAAGAGATTTAATTAATCATTCTCAACGATTATACTCTAGAGCATTTCCAGGAGCAAAATGGAGAGAACAAGAAAAAGAGTGGAGATTTCCTTCAGGTGCAAAAATAGAATTCGGTTATGCAGAAAACATGACAGATGTTCTAAGATACCAAGGTCAATCTTACACATGGATAGGAATAGACGAATTACCACAATATCCTACGCCAGATATTTATAATTTTTTAAGATCATCACTTCGATCGGTAGATCCAGAATTACCAGTGTTCATGAGAGCAACAGGCAATCCTGGAAACGTTGGTTCACAATGGGTAAGAGAAATGTTTGTTAATCCATCAGAACCTAATAAAGCATTCTTTGTATCAATTGATACACCTAATGGTATAAGAAAAATTACAAGAAGATTTATTCCTGCAAAGCTACAGGATAATCCTTATTTAATGCAAACAGATGATTATTATATCATGCTTGCATCTTTACCTGAAATACAAAAAAAACAATTTTTAGATGGAGACTGGGATGCATTTGAAGATTCAGCATTTCCTGAATTTAATAAAACAAAACATATTGTTGAACCTTTTGAAATTCCTAGAGGTTGGTATAAATTTCGTGCTGCTGACTGGGGCTACTCTTCTCCTGCTTGTGTTCTCTGGTTTGCTGTTGATTATGATAATAATCTTTGGGTATATAGAGAGCTTTATGTGCAAAAAATCACAGCCGACTTATTTGCAAGAAAAGTATTAGAATTAGAAAATAACGAACAAATTGCATACGGAGTATTGGATGCAAGTACTTGGGCAAAAAGAGGAGATGTAGGTCCTTCAATTGCTGAAACAATGATTCAAACAGGCTGTCGTTGGAGACCATCAGATCGATCTCCTAATAGTAGAATTAGTGGTAAATTAGAATTACACAAAAGATTAAGTTTAAATTTAGATACACAAGAACCAGGACTTCGTATCTTTTCAAATTGTAGAAATTTAATTAGAACACTTGGAACACTTCCAAATGATAAATCTAATTACGAAGATGTAGACACCACTTCAGAAGATCACGCATATGATGCTTTACGTTATGGTTGTATGAGTAGACCTATTCATCCATCAACAGGTAAAACATTTAGAGGTCTTAGTTCAATACATGATTTTGTTCCAGTAGATAAAAACTTTGGCTACTAAAGGAGATACAATGCCACTATCAAGTAAAGGAAAAAAGATAATGAAAGCGATGAAAAAAGAATACGGTGCTAAAAAAGCAAAAAAAGTATTTTATGCATCAGCTAATAAAGGCACGATTAAAGGTGTCAAAAAAAATTCCAAAAGTAAATAAGAATGAATTTCCATATCCTCTCGTATTAATTTATTGGGAGGATATAACAAGTCATTCTCAGTGGGAAGAGATATCAGAAATTAAAAAGTCTAAAACTGCAATATGCTGTAGTGTAGGATGGCTAGTTGAATCAAATAAAGATACAACAGTTATTATGGCAGATTATAGTTTTGAACAAGACAATAACATAAAAGAAGGGGGATCTTACACCACTGTACCTACAAAAAATGTTATACAAATTAAACAATTATCAACATAGGAGAAACATCATGGGAAGAAAAGCAAAAATACAAACTGCATCAGAATTGTTAGAAGATATTAGAGAAAAGATTGACGAGTTAGAAGATAAAATTTCTGAACTTGAAGATCATGAATGTGATGAATCTGAAGACGATGAGGATTTAGAAGATGAAGATTTAGATGATTCAGATGATGATGAAACAGAAGAGGATGACGAATAATGGTAGAAAAAATATTTAATCCATTAGCTAAAGTAAAACAAGGTGATAACAATGGTTCTGTAGAACTATCAGTAAAACAACCAACAGTTAATATTGATTTTTCAAAACATGCACCACGTAAGTATGAATCTCAAAAGATATTAGGAGAAATTAATTATCCTAAAACTAAAAAGAAACAAGACGTACAACCACAATTGTTTGCTAAAGCTGACGAAAAAGATTACTAATAAGGAGAACTAAATGAAAAATAAAATCAAGCAAGGTGAATTATCATCTGCTGCTGAATCTAAATTAATTAGATACGGATTAGAAATTGATGCAAATAAAAAACTTAAAAAAGGAGATATGGCTTCTGGTGAGTTTGCAAAAAAGAAATCTAAATCTAAAGTAGATTCTAAAATATTTTCAATGGCAGAAGAAAGAGATTACTAATATTTATTTAAATGAACGACAACCAAGATAACAATAATAACGAATTTACAGATTATAGTAATCTTGTTGGTCATATTAAAAGTAAATTTCAAGAATCTGAAACTTCTAAAATATACGACGAAAAACGTTGGCTAAAGTCATACAGAAACTATAGAGGAATCTATGGTCCTGAAATGGCTTTTAGAGATAATGAAAAATCAAGAGTATTTGTTAAAGTTACTAAAACAAAAGTATTAGCAGCATTTGGACAAATTATAGAAGTTTTATTT